GGTAGGCGAGCGAGACTCCAAATCTTGCTGGCTCCGTTCGATTCGGAGGGGCTGTGCCAATTTTTTCTTGCCAGTTATTGGAAAATGATAGATAACGATTGCAACCCCTTACGGATCGGGGAATAGCCGTATAGCCAAAGGATAGGCGATAGGTCACGCAATAGTGGGCCGTCCTCACAAAGATTCCATCTGACTGACAAAAGCCCAATGGGCTTTGCCGAGTAAGGTTCACCTGAAAGGGTAGGTTGGATGGTTGCAGGGTTAGTCCCGCCTGTTATCCACGGGACTTCCAATTTCCAATCTAGGAGACATGGGGGGCTTCCCGTCAGATCAGCTATCTCACCCCATGTGTTCTTTTATTTCGGTGAAAACTTCGGGGGAATCTTCGGTGAACCCCTGCCTCACGGACACGCCGCAAGGACTCCAAGGGGCATTATAGTCGGGGGAGGCAATGAGGGGGATTCTATCAACTATAGCGTCATGCGTAGCCGATCTGGCTGTTGATAAAATCTAGCGACCTGATCCTCCCTCGACCTTTTTCTAAACCTATCGAATTCGACAGGTTTAGAATAATTGTACACTATACTCGCCATGTGTATCGTGCAGAGGTTTTGTAAGAACGGCTAGAGAACGGCTAGAGTTACTATTCTAGATAAGTATAAGTCGTTTATTGCCAAGAAGTAGCGCACAATCAATATTATTCATGAAGGGAACTTATAGCGACCTTTGGTGGTTTATAAGTTTTTTATAATATTTGTAAGATTGCTATAATCAATAAAAACCCGATTATTCACCGCATTATACCCGATATGGAACAAATTGCTCATAAATGTGCCATATGTCAGAAAATGTGGCGTTTCGGGTATAACCGAATCCATATGTCAAAATTGTAGGGTATAATCGACATATCTGGCGACATATGTACGAAATATGCCGTTTTATCGACTTAACAGGCGAACTGTTGCACTTTTTGCAACGGCTTTCCAGTTAAGCCAGTAAATCTGAAACAGAATGCGTGTTAATAAAACACCTACGTATTTTTAACATCATCACCCTTCCTAATCCCAAAGGTAGCGTTCTGCCACATTCTAATCTGGCTAGAATCAAAGTGCTTTATAGACCCATCCTTGCTCAAGCAAACCGTCCATAAATCATTCTCAAACATCCCACCCATCTGAACGTAGATGGCATACCCATCACCCATTGGAGTTACCACAGGCATTGGGTTCTTAAATTCGTGAACCATTAAAAAGCAAAGAATGGGCTAACCAGTAGTGTTCCACCAACAATGCTAGTATTGGCATCTGCAACAACATTTGCGTGTGCGCTGGATACAACGACATCTCGTGCATTTGCAGAAACAATGCAGTTTGCTCCGCTAGTAGTAAGCTGAACATCCCCCATGAGCTTCACAACCTTGTTGGTTGCGGTTGTGGCGTTGAACGTGATGCATGGTTGAGAGTTATTGGCAATCAGTCTTCCACCTCTAAAGACATGGGAGTTGTTTGTTGCATCTCCATTTGCAAACTTGAAAACAACAAGTTTTGTAACAGGGGTTCCACCAACTAAATTCTCAATTCGCAAAGATGTAGTGCCACTAACAATGCTGATTCCTTCCGTTCCAAATATCTGCACAGTCCAGCACAATGCCGTGAATTGCATGGTTGAGTTGGCTTGAGTCATGTCCAGTAGTCTTGCACAATAAGTGAACAAGACTTGGTAAAAGACATTACCAATAGTTCCAGACTCGCTCACTATAGTAGAAAAAGGAGCATTTATAATTCCTGTGCTGTTAATTACCAAAGAACCTGTAGAAGAGGCAAAAATTGTTCCTGCACCAGAAGCGTTTGTAATTGCTAAAAACTCAATGGAAACCAATTGAACGGTAAATGTTCCACCACTTTGCGTCCATAGCCCACCAGTACCAGAACAAACAAACGATCCGTAACCACCAATTATCTTTGGTTGATCTGCCGTTAGGCTAAAGGCAACAACATTTGCCGCCACAGTTACATTGGCATCTTGTTCAAAAAACAGATCACCTTTTCCATTAAGGCTAATTTGTGAAACAATCGTATAAGATCCAGCCTTTACATAAACCAAATCACCAATAGCTGAAGCGGCAATAGCGGCATCAATAGTAGCAAATGGAACAGAAAAGCTATAATTGCTATTTGTCCCCCTTGAATCCGTTCCAACCACAGCATCAACGTAAATTACCTTTCCAGAGTTAAGATTAGGCTTGTCCGTTAAATCATTATAAGAACCACTCGTAGAAACAGTAGGAAGCGTTGTCTCAACCAGTTGCCCCCCAGCATTAATGCCAACAAAATATCCAACACTAGAATTGGGTACTTGCTGAAGGTTGGGCAACAACACAGGAGAATTAACACTCCCATCTCCCCACCTAGTCACGCTCCCATCATAAACAACAAAGCTAGGATTAAGCGGAGGTGTCAACCTTGCCATCTGATTCCCATTCGCATACACCAACGGCCCTACCCCCTGACCAACAGGAGGAATCGTGCTAATAGGAACAGCAGAACAACAAGACATACCAAATTTTTATTTTAGGAATGTCAGCTTGTAAAGCGTGGAATCAATCAAAGCGGCAATCTCATCCACCATATTCTGAATCTCACTATCATCTCCCAACACATACCTCTCCTCATCCAACATCACCTTCAAGAAATTCAAATACACAAGCGCATCAGTATGCTCGCTCAACTCCACCATCTGATCAGGGAACTTCACCAATTCTCCATTCCTTCCCTGCCACGCTTCCACCACGCCATCCACAAGCCCCGGCATCCCACTATAAAACCCATCCAATGCCTTATGCTCCGCATAGCTCCTACTCCTCAAATGCAACACATGACCAATCGTAGCCGCATTCAACAAAGTAATTAATAGTTCGCCTTCATTCATGCCAGCAAACTATCTCCACAATCATCAACCTGTAAAGCACTTTATTAGATATTCTTTCTACAAGAATCTAAAATAAGAGGAACTTCCCAAATACTGATTTTTTTTCATTGGGTCATGTATACTAACTCACCGAGGCCAGTTGGGGTGGGTGGGAGGGGCACCATGCGGTAAGGGATCCCTTATTAAAAAGGATTGTTAGATACCCCATCAGGAAGGGATGATTTCAGCATCAATGGGGATTGTGTTTCCGTTTCCAATCTTGAACTGCTCGGCATCTCGGCCCATCGCCACAATGAGCATAAACGGGTTGTTAGCTTGAGGCTCACGATCAGAGTAGAAATCCCCTGCGATTTTGCTATCGAGTTCCAAGGCTCGCAACCTGTCCACAACCTTTACTCTCCTGCTAACTCCATGTTCATTACTTGACTCACTCACTTCCTGTATCAGGTCAGCATCAGGATTACTTACATCACACCTAACTGCCCTAGCCAAAAAGGCTCTTTTCTCTGCTAATGTCAATGCCTCTTTCAAAAAGCTACTCTCTTTAAGAGTAGAGATGTAGGAATGCACTCTGTCATCAGCTTCTAACTTACAAGCGGCTGATCCTGCTTGTTCAGAATTAGCGGCTTTGTATCCCGCTAACAGATATGAGCGAGCCTTGTTTTCGCCTTTGGCTCGAAGGGTACAATAGGCAATCTGTTTGGTTGTGAGGTTAGGTATTTTGGAAGGTTGCTGGTTAGTCATATGTCTAGCCTTTACCTAGTTTAATTGAGTGTGTCAATCCAGTAGCTACAAGGGGCTTTTGAGGGGCTTCCTTTGTGGCTTCTATTTTAGTGTCTTACATTGAAATCCGTCAAGAATATTCGTCGTGTTTGTGGCATAAAAGTTTTTGAAAGAATGTTGCTGGATGTAGTGTTTAAGCGGTTGAAGGGCTAGAGGCTTATAAAATGGGCTTCTAGGGGTTGTTTTCTTGTTCCTGATGATTTTGTGGCAAAAAATCTCATTGCCTGTAGAAGGCTCTAGAATGCGGTTCTAGAGACTTTTTTGCATACCCATGAAAAAAACCTATTGACCATTGAAAGATTCTTTTATAGGGTGGATGAAGTTGGAAGCGGTTTGGTGAAGCTCTCACCCTTTGAACCGCTCCACAATTCGGGGTTTATCCCCGTTTCATGCTCTTTGACATTTTAGCTTGCTGGTTGACTGGTTCATTCCCGAACTGGTTCCTGACCTGACCCTATCGAAAATTGCTGGTGACGCTCTCACCCTGTAGCAATAGGTAGAACGTTACAATGGAACCCCCTCTAGGATGGGCATTGGTTGTAAATCCGTGGCAAGAAGGGAAAAAACTCATAAAGCTGTTTTGATAAATTGCCCCTTGTTTAGTTTCGACTAATCAGGGGGCAATAATCAGCACAGATTGTGTTGGAGGCGGCTTTGACTTTCAAAGCATCAAAACATAAGGAGATAGTATGGAAAAAGAATATAGCGAAAAATGCGTCATTAAAATCCTAGAAGATTTGACCCTTGAAGGAGTAGAAATGGAACTACGCATGGCGATAAGGTTTGATTACTCTAAAGAGGAGATTGCCGATCTAAATGAAGCTAAAAAGCGTCTTTTAAATCGGAATTGATATTGATAAATTGCCCCTTGGAAACAGGGGGCAATAATCAGTAGCAAAAGCAACTGGCGTACTGGTACGCTATACCAGAGTCAAAACATAAGGAGATAGTATTATGAGCAAAGAAAAAGTTGACGTTTACAGCATTGTAACTGATCGCATTATTGACCTTTTGGAACAGGGTGTTGTGCCTTGGCACAAGCCTTGGGCTGGCGGTTCAAACCAGTTCCCTATCAACTATGTGAGCAAGAAGGCTTACAGAGGTCTAAATGTCTGGCTTCTCTCCTGTGCTGGCTTCTCTTCCCCATACTGGGTAAGCTACAAGCAAGCCACAGAGTTGGGAGGTCAGGTCAGAAAGGGCGAGAAGTCAACAATGGTTGTTTACTGGAAAATGTTAGAGACCATTGATAAGGTAACAAAGGAAAAGAAAACGATTCCGATGTTGCGTTATTATAACGTCTTTAATGTTAGTCAATGCGATGGGCTGAACATTCCTGTATCAGATGAGCCACAGATTACTTTCAACCCTATTGAAGAGGCTGAAAAAATTGTGGCGAATATGCAGAAAAAGCCTGTTATAACTCACGTTGATCAGTCTGCCTATTATCGTCGGGATTCTGACGTTGTTAATATGCCGAAAAAAGAAACCTTCAAGGGAGAGGCTGAATATTATTCTACCCTGTTCCATGAATTGACCCATGCCACAGGTCATGAGTCAAGATTAGGAAGGTTTCAAAATGTGGTCAGCAAGTTTGGAGATAGCAATTATGCCAAGGAAGAGTTAGTTGCAGAGATGGGCGCAAGCTATCTTTGCGCTGTTGCTGGTATTGTTGATCGAACAATCGACAATTCAGCGGCATATATTGCTTCTTGGCTGAAGAGGCTGAAAGATGACAAAAAGCTAGTTGTTAGTGCGGCTGGAAAAGCCCATGCCGCTTGTGACTTCATTCTTGGAGTTAGTGCCTAGATACATTGCCCCTCCTGATGGGGGGGGGCAATAATCTGTGCATAGGGTACAGAAAAAAAGGAGGTGAGACAGAATGAGTGAAGAAAGAAAAGCTATTGAAGAACTGAAAAAGTTAGGAGTTAAACAACTCCTTTCTATTCAGTCTAAACAGAGAGCGATTTCCCTGTTGTTCAAAGATACAACAGGGGAAGCAGAAAAGCGAGATAAGCGAATTAACATCGCAATCGCAGAGTTAAATAACGAAAATTGCAAGTAGTTATTTAGTCAGTAAGCACCCTGCATCAGAAGGCAACTTCTGGTGCAGTAGCTTGCTAACAATTCAGTCAGCAAGATAAACAAACAGCAAAAAAGGAGATAGTAATATGAAACTAAAAACGCATGGTGATAACATCAACGAAGTAATTTTCAGCAATGGAAATTCTCTTCTGTTTAGTTACGAAACACCAGTTGCGGCTTATGTTCATGGAGTGGGATTTTATCGCACTTCATACGCATGGTCATCGACTACTACTCGTCACATAAATAAGTGGCTTAAAAAGGTAGGAAACGGAGACGCTAAACAAAAGCCGCAAGATTGGTTCTCTTATATGGGGGCTAATAATGGAATTCCTGTAGAAAACTGATATTGATACGCTGACCCTCTGAAAAGGGGGTCAGTAATCAGTAGCAATAAGGCTATTGAGTCAAAACAAAAAAAGGAGATAGTAATATGAGTGTTAAACTGCACGACATAATAGAATTAAACTATGGTTGCGAAATTATATTCGCCTGTGGAAAGACAACTTTCCTTCAAGGGGATGACGCAAGCAGTTTAATGAACGAGATTGAGAAGTGCGAAACTGAACTGCAAATTCATAACATACTGGATGAGTATTCAGTTCTGATTGAGGAATAAATATGAGTTATTCATTAGTCTTAAATAGCCCAAAATTATTTATTAGGGCAACTTACATTCCAGAAGGTGATAGCGTTAGAGTTAAAGACTTCTCTTTAGACTCTGATGGAATTATTCCCGATGGAGAAGAGGAAAGAATCATTACCTTGCAAGAAGCAAGGCAAGAGTGGCACGATAGAATTAAAGGGGGCTTTGAAGTAAAATAATATGGACACAATCGACATATTAGAGATGGCACTTAATTATGGTGCTATTGTATGGTTAGTTGCAGTTTGTTTTCTAGTTATTGATTGGTACGTTGGTAATTAGTTTCAACACCCTGCATCAGAAGGCAACTTCTGGTGCAGTAGTTGGTACTAAATGGTATCAAGTGACCTATCACTAAATAGGATCAAAACAAAGGAGTTAGTTATGAAGTTAATTCGTCAACCTCTTATATCTGGTGACATTCATCACAGATACAGGACAGAAGATGGAAAATTTGAAATTATCCCTGCTTATGCTGGTCATGGGTATTCTAAACCTACTCATTACTACACCAGAACAGGAGATAATTTTGAAAAGAGTTGTTCTCTTTATTTCGACAAATTGAGAGAAGCAAGGGAACATTTTGAAGATTAGTTAGGCACACTCCTCCTTGGCAACAGGGGGGAGAAGCCTAGATAATTAAATCTAGGATAACAAAAAAACAGCATGAATAGTCTAACTAGGTTAGTGTCAGTATTTGATCTAAATACAAACAAGAAAACCCTTATTAACCCTCATTATGTAGTGAAGGTTATAGAAGGAAATTTAGATGGTAGACCCTGTTCTATCATTCGATTTTCTTGTGACGTTGATGAGGTAGTAACTAACGAAGTTGTAGAAAGTCTTAACAACAAGTTAAATGGTTAAATGATATTGGCACTCTCCCTTCCCATAATTGGGAGGGGAGTAGCCAGTAGCAATTCCGCTATTGGAAACAGAAAGGAAACAGCAATGACTCCGCTAAATAAGCCAGTTAAGCGCAAGACTAGGATCACCCTTGGCTATGGTTTCGGGTGCGATACAGGCAAGCCCCTGTGCGTCACTCTGGAATCATCAGCAGAAGGTGATCTCCTCAAGATTCGACCATTAGGTACAAGGAGGGAAGAAGTGGTCAGGATTGAGGATATTTACCATTGGGCAATCCGTTCCAGATGCCAGAGGAAGGTGTTAGAGAAGGCTAGGGCAAAGAAGGAACAGAAGCGCATCAAGGAAGAGGCAAAGGAACTAAAACGGAGATTCCGTACAAGGTTCAATAAGTGATTCGATACAGGGCATCCTAGAGCAATCTAGGGTGTCCTAATCGGTTCATCAAGACCGATGCTGGCAATTCAGCCAGTATAACAACACAGGAGTTATGAAGAATAAAAAGTCCCTATCCCCTTTTGGGGAGCGTTTCCATCTTTCTATCCCTAGTAGAAAGATTGGTCAAGCCGATGCCGATTATATGCGGATTTTGGTGGGTTCGATTAAGCGTTTGGAGTCTGCAATTCAGTCTCTTAATGTGCATCAATGCCCTAATTGTGAGGAGGTCATTTCCCCTTACTCCAAAATGCTTCTTGGTGGCATTTGCAAGGATTGTTGGGCCAACGATCCAGATATGGATGATCGTATTGATTTCTCTACGCTTACTAATCGTGAGATTGGTCTAGCTTGGTGGGATTTCGATCTCCATGATGCCATGATCTGTAATGAACATCGCAAGCAGGATGTTTTTACGATTCTGTATGCATCTGCTATTGAGGCTTATATCGGAATTGATCGCATTTTGGATGCAGTTAACTCTGTTACAAACTTTAGGGGCAAACCGATTAAAACAATCACTTCCACCCGAAGCATCCGCTTTAAGAATGGGAAGTATTTTTTCAAGCAGTAGTATTGACACTCTGCTTCTCCTGTAATGGGGGGAGCAGAAGCCAGTACCAACTGGAACCCTGTAAAAAGTTCTTGCACATACTGCAAAAACCTTGTAGGGTATAAACAAGATTGGCTACAGAACCGCATAAATACAGGCTCCATAGCAAATCGCAACCACCAAAAAACAACATGAACAAAACCACGCATAAAGCAGTATGTTTTCAATTACAGCACAATTATTATGGACAAGATGATTGGCAAGATGCTTCAACGTCCATGTCCAGCAATAAGTGGATGTGGGATCTTCTAATGGGTCGCCTCAAGGATGGGGAAACCGACCCTCGTGAAGGATCGCACAGACTCCAACCAGTTATCTCCGATAAACATGACTGGATTCCTGTAGCTTGGGAAACTGTTACTATGTCACCCAGCGGAGATTTTTTTCTGAAGTAACCACACAACTAACCGCATAAAAACATGGTATTCTTAAACGATCAGCACCTAAAGGCCTATATGAAAGCAACCGAACAGAAAACAGAAACCCTAGAGGAAAGGCTAAATGCCCTCATCGCCACAACAGATGCTATTTCCGAGAAGTTAGAGGAAATCATTGCATTCCTAGAAACCACAAAAAAATGATATCGCAACCATGACCGAAGAACAAAACAAGCGACTCGACGCAATCGCCGAACAAATCCGTATTCTTGCGTTAGAGGTTCAAATTCTTTGCGATAGGCTTGATGCCGCCGAGAAACAAGAACAACAATACAAGAAAGCAATAGAATCACTATGATATACGATCACACTTGCCAGAATTCCGAATGCCAGCATGAGTTTCCGATTAGGATAGATTCTGCTGGAGTTTGGGCCGAGCATTGCCCGAAATGCGACCAAGAAATTGACGTTGACGAAGCAATAGAGAAGACCCTACAAGACCCCGACCAATACGACGAACAAGCATGACCACGAAACTCCACCACAAACCCTGTATCCCCTACGTTTGGATCTTCCTTCAAAGGTTGGCAGATAGGGGATTGATCGGAAACCCAAAATTCAGAAAAAATATAAAAAAATAAACTTGCACTACCTTTTAACAGGTGCAAGGATGGCACTTCACTTTAACCATTGATCCATGACAACCACCGATACACCCGAAATAACCGAACCAACTGAAACCACCTCAAAGCCCACCTCGAAAGCAGATAATTGCTTCCTTGGCCTTTACTTTCCAAAGACCCTAAAGGCAAAGGTTGCCGAGGCATCCAAAGCCGAGCGCAGGAGCATGAGTCAGTATGCCGTGATGGTATTTGAAAAGCACTTTGCCACCGCATGAGCGCACGATTTATTGCTACATTCATTCTCTCCACCGCACTCGTGACCCTAGCCTTAATCTTCCGATGAGCGAAGCATGGACAAGGAAGGAAGGCAAGAACCCCAAGGGGGGCTTGAATGCCAAGGGAAGGGCATCCTATAACAAGGCGACTGGAGGCAACCTAAAGCCCCCTGCACCTAACCCAAAGACTAAAGCCGATGCAGGACGCAAGGCTAGTTTTTGCGCTAGGATGAAAGGGATGAAGGCTAAACTCACCAGCGCAAAGACCGCACGAGATCCAGACTCTCGCATCAACAAGTCTCTCCGAGCTTGGAAATGCAAGTAACCAAACCAAAACACCAAAACACAATGACACTAGCAGAACTGAATAATCTCGCTCAAGAGATCGCAAATAAACTAGGACACATTTCGCAGGAGCTTCTCCTCGAAATCCATGCCCTTGTTCACGCAACCCCAGCCGACAAGACCGATGCTTAAAGCCGTAATGGACGCAATCCGCAACAAGATGCAGACCACGCCAGCAAAAAACAAAACCCTGATCGACACTCGCAAAATGTCAGCAGGGAAGAAGGCGAAGATCAAAGCCGAAGCAACCACTCCAGAAGTTAAGGGGCGTAAACCACGTTCCAAAAACAAAACCAAGTAACCCCAAAAAAGGACTCCCTAGCCCCATGAATAAAGGCTAGGGAGTTTGGGATCAAGCAACCACGCACGAACCACGAATGAATACAACCACGTTAGCAACCACAAGTCAACTCCCGATGATACCAATGGCAGAGATTCAGCAAATGGCATTAGCCGTTGCGAAATCGGGGCTATTCGGGATTAAGACTCCCGAAGCCGCAATGTCCCTGATGCTCATCTCCATTGCAGAGGGTCGTCACCCTGCCCTAGCCGCTAGGGATTATGATATTATCCAAGGCCGACCTTCAAAGAAGAGCGAGGCAATGCTCCGAGACTTCCTTCAGTCAGGAGGATCGGTTGAATGGCACAACCTGACCAATGACATTGCCGATGCCACCTTCTCGCACCCACAAGGAGGCAAGGTTCGCATCACTTGGGACATGGAACGAGCAACGACAGCAGGACTTGCTGGCAGGGATATGTTCCGCAAGTTCCCAAGACAAATGCTCCGTAGCAGGGTAGTGAGCGAAGGCATCAGAACCACTTGTCCGATGGCAACCAGCGGTATGTATGTGCCAGAAGAGGTTGCCGAGTTTAATGCACCCAAGGAGATTCGCATTGAAAAGCCTGTAATCAAGCAGGAAGAAGAGCCAGAGACAATCGTTGCCGAGATTGTTGAAGATACGCCAGAAGCACCCAAGGAACTTCCAACCAATCCCATCAGCTTCCTTCAGAGCCTGATGTGGAGTGATGAGATTGCCGATGCCCACATTATCCACTTCCTAGTGGCGAAGAAGGTTAAGGGCATTACCAAGGATAGCAAACTCGCCGACAAGGATGGCAATCCCCTGATCCCCGATGCCATCATCGCCCGACTCATTGAGAAATGGGATGATGTAAAATCCTTTAAGCCAATCCTGTAATGCAAACTATAGAGATTATAATTACAGAAGAGGAAGATGGAGTTAATTTTCACCTAAAAAGGCATGGAAATGATTCATCTTGTAAAGAAGAACAACTAGCATTGGGAATTGGACATATTATTTCTCAAATTCTTATATATGGTCAAAGAATGAATCAAATAATTAAAAATGATAATTCTAGCAGGTAATTAATATGACAACCACAAAGCAAATGACAAGAAAACCAGATGTTGGCATGAATGAGGAGTGCCTCGACATTGTTCGTCGTGCATTTTCTGAATACAAAAATGAACATCCACTTTTTGCTAGGCATTGGATCTTTGAAAATGCCGTTGCCGAGGCTTATCAGCTTGGAATAAGCAGAAAGAAAGAGGATAAAGCATTAAGCAAGAAAGAAATATCCTCATTCTTATACCAAACAAACTTAAAATACATTCGTCAACTAACGCAAAGCGACGTTGAAAAGAATGGAATCAATATCATTACGGATTCTTGCAATATCATTATTAAATAATATGACTGACGAGCGAAACGGAAAACCTTCAGCAAGCGGCATGAGCCGACTTTCTGATTGTGCAGGATCTTGGAATCTGGAAAAGACACTTCCAGAACAAGAACCAAATCAGTATATGCAACTAGGAACGGATGTTCATGCCGTCCTAGCTGGAACAAAGGAGTATGAGGAGCTAACTGAAGAGGGGCAAGAAATCGCAACTTTGTGCCTATCTGGTTTTACCCACCTCATTGCTCAACTTGATCTTGGACAACGCACACAAGAAATCCTAGAGCAACGCTTCTGGTATAATGATTCATTCTCTGGAGCCATTGATCGTATCGACATCTTTGGGGACATTGCCGTTGTAACCGACTACAAGACAGGAAGAACAGCACAAGGGAAGGCTAGCGAAAACCAGCAACTAAAGGCTTATGCGGTGCTAGTCAAACACCACTACCCTGCGCTCAAGACCATCTACGTTTCAATCATCCAACCGCTTGCAGGAGGCACAACCATTGCCGAGTACAATGAGGAGGAACTGGAGGCCGCAACAACGGAGATCCTTGGGATTGTAGCCGCATCTGAAGACCCGAATGCTCCACGCAATCCTAGCCCGAATACTTGCAAATGGTGCAGGGCAAAGAACATTTGCCCCGATGCCTACAATCAGGCTCAAACCGCACAGACACACCTTCAAGTTGCATCTAGTGTAGCCATTTCAACCCTGTCCAATGAGGAACTCGCCTCCCTTGATGCCAAGGCTGAAATCGTTGAGGATTTCATTGCTGGAATCCGCAAAGAATTGAAGGCAAGGTTGCTTTCGGGAGCGCAAATTGCTGGACTTTCGCTCACAAAAGGAAGAACATCCAGAAGTGTCCCCGATGCAACCGCCGCTTGTTCTGCGCTTTCTAGTATTCTTAAACCAGATGACTTTCTGGCTTGCACAAGGGTTAGCATCACGGCACTCGAAAAGGCAGTTGCAAAGGCAAAGGGCATTAAGGCGAAGGATGCCAAATCCGTTCTTGACTCCGAACTTGGTTGGCTCATCGAAACAAAAGAAGGCGAACCATCCATCTCCCGTGACAAATAACGATGCAAATCCCGACGATGCAAGGGCAATGTGGATCATGTTCCAAGGCAGGGAGTGGGTCATTATGTGGAACGGAAATCATTACACCGCATTTGCAGGGGACAACCGCAGAGTAACACCTAAACAATTAGATAAACTTTTCTATTACCTCAAATCCGAGGGATTCATAGAAAACCAAGAACCCAACAACCAAACAGCACAACCATGATAACCGCAAAGATAGACGTTAAGAAGATCGACAAGACCGAGCTTTACGAAGGCGAGAAGGGAACCTACCTCGACATCGTTATGTATGCGAATACGGACGAGACAGGAGCAGAAGTTCCCGACCAGTACGGCAATGACGGAGTGATCAAGCAATCTCTTTCAAAGGCATCTAGGGATGCAGGGAAGAAGCAACCCATCCTTGGAAACTACAAAGTGAAGAAGCCTTCTGGCTTTGTCCCAAAGCTGAAGACCGCATTTAAGTCTCCTGCACCAAAGCCAGCACCAGCAGATGACTACGATGACATTCCGTTTTAATTAACCCAAACCCAACACCAGCAACCACGCACCATGAAATTGAGAAAACCAACCACATCCGACAAAATCAACGAGATCGCCTCAAGGATTGATTTCCACTTTCGGGAATCAGAGCATATCCTAGAGATGGTCAGGAAGCATCATTCCGAACTCCTTGAACTTGAGGAGAACATCAATGATCTAAAGGCAGTCATGCGAGTGCTGTTTGCCCTTCTGATCGTATCAATTGGATTCGGGGCTTATTTCCTTTGCAAATGAAACACTCAAAGGAAGCTGAAGATTATTTGAGCGGAGAGCATATCCGTTATCTCAACCCTGATAATAGCATTCCATCGCTAGATGACAGGGTAAAGGAAGCATTCGATGCAGGAGCAAGATCAGTAAAGCGTTCTTTCTCCAACCTTTATTGCGTAGGCATTGATGACAAAGGAAAAATCAACTTCCCCAACTGGAATGAGTGACCAATTCGACTTTGATTTTTCTTATAATAACCAAGAGGGAAATCCAACTCCAGAGTGGACGGGTTATGCCAGAAATAGCGATCCCGTTACATCGAAGTTAGCCGTAACTAAAGATGACAAGATTAGGTGGGGAAGCCAGAAGGCTGAACTTCTCTTGGCATATAAAAAGAATGGAGAACTTACCGATGAGGAAGCTGGAAAAATAACTGGTCTATACCAGAAAATGGCTTGTTATCGGAAGCGTTGCGGTGAATTAAGATTTCTTGGACTAATTGAGGAAACAGGAGAAACAAGGCTTTCCGATTTTGGTAAAAGCAATCTGATTTCACGCATCACAGAAAAAGGGAAGTTGGCAGTTGAAGAAATGATAATTTCTATATGAGAACATTCCGAGCCAAAGGCAACACCTCAAGGCGTGTTGCTGGACAGATGAATAAAACGGAGCAAGCCTATGCCGCCCTCCTAGAACAACGCAAACAAGCAGGAGAGATTCACCACTACCAGTTTGAGGCTATGGCATTAAAACTTGCCAAGCTGACAACCTATACACCCGACTTCTTTGTTATCAATGCCGATGGCACGATTGAATACCATGAAGTCAAAGGTTTTTGGCAAGGAACTGGCAGGGTGAAGATCAAGGTAGCCGCTGAAAACCATCCTTGGTTTAGGTTTGTTGCCGTCCAATACAAAAAGAAACAATGGTCATACGAGGAGTTTTAAAATGAATACAATACAAGAAGCAGATATTTGCCCCTGTTGCAATCGTCCCTACGATATACAGGATGCCCCTATAAGCCCCAAGAAAGCCTCCAGCAAAGACTTTGAGGCGTTCTGGTCAGCATACCCGAAGAAGACAGCAAAGCCTTACTGCAAGGAAATATGGATGAGGAAGAAGTTGTCCATTGAGCGTGTTCTTCCTGCACTAAAGAGATCCATTGCTTCTCCCGATTGGCAGAAGGATGGAGGCAAGTTCATTCCCAACCCTAGCACATGGTTGAATCAGGGTAGATATGAGGATGAAGGCATGGATTACGAGGCTTTAAAAGCCAAGAAACCAACCATCACCTCACGCCTTGGAGTGAATGAGCAGGAAGCGTTTGTTTGGCGGTGCTATGTATATCCAGAATCCATGTTGGTTCACCCAACTTGGAATACATTCCCCTTCAACACTTGGCCCAAATCCATCCAGCAAGAATACCTTAACAGCATAAAGTAACCACGCACATGAGCATAGAAATAAACACCGACAAATGGCCCGAATATCCAGAGATTCAAAACCTCTTGAATCAAATCATGCAGGAGAACCGATTCCTCAATAAACGAATCTCTTACCTTGATGGGGTCTTGAGCGAGATTCAGATACTTAACACTTTAGGCAAAACCCTAAAGATCAACGAAGCAATCAACGCCGCAATTGAAAAATGAAAGCGATACTGGAGTTTCAATTACCAATAGATGAACAGGATCATTACGATGCCATCAATGGATCGGCATTTAAAAACTGTATTCAGAACCTAGACCACCAACTACGCAATTGGTTAAAGCATGGAAACACATTCCAAACAGCAGATGAAGCACTTCAAGCAACTCGTGATCACCTTTATCAATTAATACAAGATCACGACTTTATTTTAAAATGATCGAAAACATCCAACAACTTGTAGAAGCATTTCTTGTGGAGCAATCCAAACCAGAGATGACGATGCAGGAGAAACTAAATCGTTCCAATGACCAGCGAGATCGTGCAGTAGCAATTGCCGATGGAATCATGCAATGGGACAAACCATCTGATGCTCGTAAGTCCTGCAAAGATTTGAGTGATCTAAAAAAAGAAATCCAAGACAATGACCGATATATCGAAATGCAATAATACGGATTGCCCCTCGCATACACAATGCTGGAGGTATTTAGCCCCTGCTTCATTCTATCAATTGTATTCCTCATTTGAACCAGAAGAAGGCGAGGATAGATGCGATTACTTCATTGAAACCGAACAATGGGAAAAATGGCAAAAGAAATGAAATCCTGTATTGATCATATTCTAAATGAGATCGGGCTTGAGACTCCCGACATTGAACCAATTGACAAACGAACTGCTTTGGAATTAGGCATGATTCAAGGAAATGAGAAACCCATTAAAGGCATATGTGGAAAGTCATGTTTCTCAAGTGAATCAAGATGCGATGCCGCTATTAAAAAAAGACTCAAGCAGGGATTCGGAGGGACTAGCTTCCTGCGATCATATTTCTGCGATGAGTGTTCCGCTTGGCACATGAGCAGTAGCAACAACAAAAAAAACAAATGACCACCACCGACACACCACGAACTGATGCCATTGAGTTTCGGCATTGCCCCCCACAACCAAAGGAACTGCTGAAAAAGCATCAGGACGCTTATGCTTTATCCAGAGAACTAGAGCGAGAACTCGCCGCCTCACAGGCAGAGGTCGCAAAGTTAAACCACCAGCTCCTAAAAACAGAATCCGACTTGCTACAATCGCAGGACATCAATTCATTCCTAGACACCGAATTTAGAATCGCTTGCAAACGAGCAGAGAAAGCAGAAGCCGAGGTTGAGAGGCTGAAGCTCCTGTTAAGCGAACTTCTAATCCTGACCGAGAAAAACTACTGGAACTCCCACAACTACAGCCAGATCAAGGAAGCAATCAACCAAACCGACAAATGAACCAATTACAATCCATATTATTTGCGGCAAGTCTCCATACTGCCCCAGTTCAGCCTATACCAATGCAAACATATTATGTTGCCAACCTATCCGCAACAGATGGTCAAGACGCTGGTAGCTATTACACAGTCTATCCGCAACAGGAACAACCCGTAACACCATACGTTATAATCGAAAAGAATGATAGCGACGAGTAAGCAACCAAAGACAAAAGCCGCATTGCTCAAGCACCGATACGGCACGACTTACAAAAACCCTAAAGGGCAAGCATATGATCCAAACCAATGCGGTTGGATTGTCTATGAACAAAGAACACCTAATCTAAACTGGCAATGCTCACGCAAAAACGGATGCGGAATAAATGGTTTGTGGTGCGCTAGTCATGCCGCTAATTTGTAATTCATGAGTATTCCTGATTTTGTAGAAGAATATAAAGGCTATTGGTTGCTTAAAAACGATCAGTCTATATCCATGCAAGTTAAAAAGTTTGGCAAGCTGGGATACGATAAAGACTTTATTGATTTGCCCGAACTAAATGCTATGCCGAAAAAAACGCTATGCATTGATGTCGGGGCATTCATTGGAGATACATCTAGGATATTCCTAGACAAAGGGTTTTCAGTTCTTGCTTGGGAACCTCAAGGAGATGCCGTTCAATGTTTAAGGCACAATTGTCCAGAGGCAACAACCATTCACTCGCCAGTAGGAGATGGAAGGAGTGTTCAAATATATCATTCAGAAGGGGGCAACATGGGGGGAAGACCAGTCCTTGAGGGGGGAGATAGAATATCT